AGTTACGGGGGCGAGTTCTACGCATGCGGAGTGGGCGCAGCTTTGGCGGGGCGCGGTGCCGACCTCCTGTTGGTGGACGACCCGCATTCGGAACAAGACCTGCTGTCGGGCAATTTTGACGAGCTAGAGAAGGCGTATCAGTGGTTTGCTTTTGGTGCCCGTACGCGCCTCATGTCAGGGGGGCGAATTGCTGTGGTCCACTGCATGACTGGGGACACTCCGGTTCTTATGGGCGACGGAAATGAAAAACCGCTGCGGGATGTGCGCCCCGGCGATGTGGTGGCGAGCCACAATGGAAGTCAGTTAGTGCCCGCTAAGGTCTTGAACTGGACCTCACAAGGCATTGATCGCATCTTTACAATCAAGACGACCTCAGGTAGAATCCTTCGGGCGAACTGGAAGCACCCGCTTCTGGCGCAAACCGAAGGGAAGCTGGAATGGACGAAGGTAAAAAACCTGAAGGTGGGTTCACGATTGATCGGGGTGTCGAAAACCCCACAAACCCCCTTGAACTATCTCCAAAACGGCAGCGTGTTTTCACTGCTGGTGCAGAAGCTCTTGGGCGGCCTAAGTGCAGTGCAGAAGAATGCACTGAACCGGCGTACGCACTCGGAAAGTGCAAATACCACTATCACAAAGATCGCCGAGAAGCTAAGGTGGTTCCTAGATCGGATCACTGGGGCAAATGGCGTGGCGTTGCATGCAGTGCAGAAGGCTGTTCTGAACCAGCCCATTCAAAGGGCATGTGCCAATCTCACTACAATAAACACATGTGGGCGTTGGGGAACCGCAAACGCAGCGCAGAAAAAAACCGCGATGCCCACCTCAAGCACCGGTATGGTATCAGTCTTGAGGAGTACAATAAACTTCTTGAGAAGCAAGACGGTAAATGCGCTATCTGTTTACGTCCCCCAGGACCAGACAACGTCCCGTCGAATTGGCATGGAAAATTGGGGGTCGACCATTGCCACAGCAAGGGATCAGTTCGGGCACTTCTCTGCAACAACTGTAACCTCATCGTCAGTAAAGACAACACCGAAGAGACACTACTTCGCGCCATTGAGTACATACGAACTCACAAGTGACGTTATCGTAGAGATCACTTCGGACGCGTATGAAGAAGTGTTTGATATTCAGGTAGAAGGCACGGAAAACTTCATTGCAAACGGGGTGATCAGCCATAATACACGATGGCATGAGTCGGATCTAATTGGGCACCTAATTAAGGACGGGGCAAACAACCCCAAAGCAGATCAATACAAGATTTTCGAGTTCCCAGCCATAATTACGACCAAAACAACTACTTCTGAAGGCGAAGAGAGGGTGGTTGAAAAGGCGTTGTGGCCTGAGAAGTTTGATTTAGAGGCCCTTGCACGTACAAAGGCGTCGATGCCGGCGTTCCAGTGGAACGCACAGTACATGCAGAATCCCACGGGGGAGCAAGGTGCCATCATCCAGCGCGACTGGTGGCGCTCGTGGAAGAAAGAAGATCCCCCCAAGTGCGAGTACGTTATAATGGCGCTCGATGCAGCGGCTGAGAAGACAAATCGCGCCGACTACACTGCTATACTGACTTTTGGTGTCTTTTCTGACGACGAACTTACTGACGGAAACCCGCATATCATACTTTTAAACGCCATAAACGTCCGCGTAGAGTTCCCAGAACTCAAAGATTTGGCGATTCAAGAGTGGAAAGAGTGGGAGCCTGACGCGTTTATTGTGGAAAAAAAGTCTAGCGGCATTCCGTTATACCAAGAACTGCGCCGTATGGGCATCCCAGTGCAAGAGTTCACGCCTAATAGGGGTACTGGGGATAAAATTGCTCGTTTGAACGCCGTTGCTGATATTATTCGCTCTGGCATGGTCTGGTACCCAGAAGGCCGCCGTTGGGCTGAAGAAGTGATTGAGCAGTCAGTTGCCTTTCCATACGGGACGCATGACGATTTAGTCGATTGTTTGTCGATGGCCCTATCCCGCTACCGTCAAGGCGGGTTCATAACCCTCCCATCTGACTACCGCGATCCCGAATACCTAAATCGGCCCCGCAGAGCGGCGTATTACTAAGGAAACACCATGATTGACAAGAATCTGATGCCGCAAGACGCGCTGGCGCTTTCTGACGAACCGGCGATCGAGGTCGAGGTTGCCTTAGAAGAACCTGCGGGTGCTGAAGTCACGCTTGAAGCTGAAGCCGAAGGACTCCCCGAAGAGTTCAGCGCCAATCTTGCGGAAACACTTGATGATTCTGTGCTCGAAGAACTTGCAAGTGAGCTTGTCGGGTTGGTCGATTCCGACATCAACTCCCGCAAAGAATGGGCGGAGATGTACATCGCCGGCTTGGAAGTGCTGGGGATGAAGTACGAGGAGCGCACCGAGCCCTGGTCCGGTGCTTGTGGGGTGTTCTCCCCCCTGCTGACCGAAGCGGCAGTGCGGTTTCAGAGCGAGATGATCATCGAGACGTTCCCGGCGCAAGGGCCGGTCAAGACGCAGATCATTGGCGCAATCGACAAGCTGAAGGAGGAGGCCGCGGCGCGCGTGCGCGACGACATGAACTACATGCTGACCGAGCGTATGGTGTCGTACCGCTCCGAGCATGAGCGACTGCTGTACTCGTTGGGGCTTGCTGGGTCGGCGTTCAAGAAAATCTACCCTGACCCGAACACGGAGCTGCCGGCTGCGCCGTTCGTGCCGGCAGAAGACCTGATCATTCCGTACGGGGCGTCGGACATCTACACCGCCGAGCGGGTCACGCACATCATGCGTAAGACCAAGAACGACATCAAGCGGCTACAGGCTGCGGGGTTCTACGTAGAGGCCGATCTGGGGGAGCCCACGCGCATCTTCTCCGACATCGAGAAGAAAAAGGCGGAAGAGCAAGGCTACTCACTCAACGACGATGAGCGGTACCAGTTGCTGGAGGTGCACGTTGATTGGGACCTGAAAGAAGATGACCGAGGGCTTGCGCTGCCATACGTCGTGACTATCGACCGGAGCACGCAGAAGGTGCTGGCGGTGCGGCGCAACTGGGAGGAGAACGACCCTAAGCGGCAGAAGCGGCAGCACTTCGTACAGTACACGTTCGTGCCGGGGTTCGGTGCATACGGCCTTGGATTCATCCACCTCATCGGTGGCTACGCCCGCGCGGGTACGTCGCTCATCCGCCAGCTTGTGGACGCCGGCTCGCTCGCCAACCTGCCCGGGGGGCTCAAGACCCGCGGCCTGCGGATCAAAGGGGATGACACTCCCATCGCACCGGGGGAGTTCCGCGACGTTGATGTGCCCAGTGGTTCGGTGCGTGACAACATCATGCCCCTGCCGTACAAGGAGCCCTCCCAGGTGCTTGCGGCGCTGCTGGAGCGCATCACGGAGGAGGGCAGGCGGCTGGCAGCCATCGCAGACCTCAAGGTCTCCGACATGTCCGCCCAGGCGCCCGTGGGCACCACGCTGGCCCTGCTGGAGCGCCAGTTGAAAACCATGAGTGCGGTACAGGCCCGCGCGCATGCGAGCCTCCGGATGGAGTTCCGGCTGCTCAAGGCGGTCATCCGCGACTTCGCGCCGGATGACTACGAATACACGCCCGAGAACGCGACCCCGCGTGCCAAACAGGCTGACTATGACGTAGTAGAGATCATCCCTGTCTCTGATCCTAACGCGGCAACAATGTCGCAGCGGATCATGCAGTACCAAGCTGCGTTGCAGCTTGCGCAAGGGGCTCCGCAGATTTACGATCTTCCGCAGTTGCACCGACAGATGCTGGAGGTGTTGGGGATCAAGAACGCGGCCAAACTGGTTCCGGTCGATGCCGACCAGAAGCCACGCGATCCGATAACGGAGAACATGAGCGTGCTCATGGGCAGGCCTATTAAGGCGTTCGCGTACCAAGACCACCAAGCGCACCTGATGGCGCACCAGTCGTTCATGCAAGACCCCAACATCGCGGCTACGTTGGGGCAGAACCCACAGGCGCAGCAGATGATGGCCGCGCTGATGGCGCACATTGCCGAGCACACGGCCTTTGCATACCGGGCCCAAGTGGAGATGGCGCTGGGCGCCCCGCTGCCCCCGCTGGACGACGAGAACGAGTCGCCGCTTGCGCCTGAGGACGAGAAGGCACTGGCACCGCTGATTGCTGCTGCGGCGCAGCAGACGATGATCCAGAACCGTGCGGCGATGGCCCAGCAGCAGGCGCAGCAGCAGGCGCAAGACCCCACCTTGCAGCTACAGGCCAAGGAGCTTGAACTGAAGGAACGTGACAGCGACCGTAAGGATCAAGACAGCTTGCGCGACTTCGAGATCGCTAGGGGCAAGCTTGCGTTGGAAGCGGCCAAGATCCGGAAAGACAACCCGCAGGCCAAGGCCGTCGCGGCGCAACAAGAGATCGTGCTCAAGGGCGCGAGAGCGCGGCAGGAAATGACACACAAAGATCAGATGCACCGGCTCAAGCTACAGCAACAGGCGGAGCAGCGCGCGGCGCGTTCGCAGCCTAAGGAGAAGTGATGGCCGAAGACGCAATGAAGCACACGTTTCGAGAGCTTGAGGAGCGACAAAATGCTCTTACGCAGGCTCTTATTACAGGTGCGGCAAAAGACTACGCAGAGTATCGACAAATGTGCGGGGAAATCCGAGGTCTTTCATTCGCGCATACCCATTTCAGCGACCTCGTGCGGAAACTTCAAGATGACGAATAATTTGCTTCTATCAGACGGAGAGAGCACTACGGTGCTGCCAGATACCGCGGAAGAAAAAGCGCGGCAGATTCCTGATCCAGCGACGTACCACCTTCTTTGTGTACTACCGAAGGCCGAGGAGGAGTACGAGAGCGGTCTGGTCAAAGCCGGCCAGACTATGCACTACGAAGAAGTGCTGAGCCCCGTGCTGTTTGTGATCAAGATGGGCCCAGACGCGTACGCCGACAAAACGCGGTTCCCGCATGGGCCGTCGTGCAAGGTGGGGGATTTTGTTCTAGTTCGCCCAAATACGGGCACTAGGATCAAGATTCACGGCGCTGAAATGCGCCTGATTAACGACGACTCTGTCGAAGCAACCGTGCAGGATCCGCGGGGGATTAAGCGGGCATGAAGACCTGTACAAAATGCAAACAAGAAAAGCCGTTTGTTTTGTTTAACTTAAATAGCAAAACCAAAGACGGCTACCAACACCATTGCAAGCAGTGCAAACTGGAGTACCAGCGCAACAACCCTAACCGCAAAGCCGTCTCTGCAAAATACCGCGAGGCAAACAAAGAGCTTTGTAGTGCCCGTTCAGTGGCTTCGCAGAAGAAAAAACGGGAATACTACAACGCACGAATGCGCGAGTGGGCCGCAGCAAATCATGCGCATCTACTTCAGCTTAGACGCGCTTGGTACGCAAAAAATTCTGCGGAAGACATTGCTCGCGTGCGCAGACGTACGGGAAAAATCCGCGAAGCGGAAAAACGGCTATCGCTGGCCGAACGGGTAGAAATCCAAGGTTTGTACGATTTTTGTCGTATTTTCCCTGGTTTCGAGGTGGATCACATCGTACCGCTAAACGGTAAAACCGTAAGTGGGCTCCATGTACCAGCCAATCTTCAAGTGTTGCCACGCTCTGTGAACAGGAGCAAAAGCAACAAGTTCGTGGCAGGAGCCACTGCGTAAGGAGTAACATGGACAAGTTTCAATTCCCCGATGAGACGACGGATGGTAAGCCCGAGGCCCTTGAAATCGAGGTCGAAGGCGGGGCTGGGTCTGAAATTGAAGTCGTAGACGACACGCCTGAGGCAGATCGTGACCGCGCGCCAATGGTTGACCCTCCGAATGAGGTCACTGACGAGGAGCTAGAAAAGTACACCGAGAGTGTCCGCACGCGCATCAAACACTTCTCCAAGGGCTACCACGAGGAGCGTCGGGCGAAGGAGGCGGCGCAGCGTGAGAAGGAGGAGGCGATCCGCCTTGCGCAGTCGTTGGTTGAGGAGAACAAGAAACTCCAGGGCAGCCTCGGGCAGGGTCAGCAGGTCATGCTGGAGCAGGCCAAAAAGGTCGCCGCCACCGAGGTAGAACAGGCCAAGCAGAAACTTAAGGCGGCGCATGAGGCGGGCGATACTGACGCGTTTGTTGCCGCGCAAGAAGAACTCACGGCGGCCAAGATCCGGGCGGAGCGGTTCAACACTATCAAGACTCTTGCGCCACCTGAAG